TATTATAAACCTTATCAAAAATGGCAGAAACAATCGTCTCACCAGGTGTATTTCAGAGAGAAAATGATATCTCATTTATCGCCCCAGCACCTATCGAAGCAGGAGCAGCAATTATAGGACCTACAGTCAAAGGACCAGTAGAAGTACCTACAGTTGTTACCTCATATAATGAATACGTAAGAAAATTTGGAGACACTGTAACATCAGGATCCGATTCTTATGAATACTTAACATCAATTGCAGTAAAGTCTTACTTCTCTCAAGGAGGTAACTCTTGTCTAGTATCTAGAGTAGTGACAGGAACATTTGCTGAAGCAGATAACACACACGTATCAGCATCAGACAATGGAAGTACACAACCATTTACTATTAAGACAATTGGTAAAGGTACTATATACAATAACCAGACCTCAGCAACATATGGAGGAGAAAATTCAGATGGATCACTAGTATCAGGATCTATAGATAACTTAAGATGGGAAGTATCTAACGTAAACAGTACAAAAGGAACATTTACACTTTCAGTAAGAAGAGGAGATGATAGTCACAAGAACAAAGTTATTTTAGAGACGTTTAATAACTTAAGTCTAGACCCTAATGCAGATAGCTTTATACAAAAGAAAGTAGGTGATTCAAATATTCAAATTGGTACAGATGGAGCAGGAGTAAAATATGTAGCATCTTCAGGATCTTATGCAAACAGTTCTAATTATATTAGAATACCATCAGTTCCTGGTACTACAATTGATTATCTAGCTAATGACGGAGTAACAGTTTCTACTGCAGCATATACTGGTTCTCTACCGGTAGCATCATCTGGATCATTCTACGGTGCAACAGGAGATATTCCAGCAGCAAATGAAAACAAATTCTTTGAAAACATTAATACTAACAACCAAGGGGTTGTAGAAGCTGGATATACAGATATTATTAGTATCTTAGAAAATACAGACGAATATAAATTCAACGTAATATCAACACCAGGATTAAATAAAAATAACCACAGTGCGACTGTAGATAAAGTAATTTCATTAGCAGAGACTAGAGGAGATTGTATCGCAGTAGTTGATTTATTCGGATATGGAGCTTCAGTAGCTAACGTAACAGGTAAAGCAGACTTATTAAATAGTTCATATGCAGCAGCATACTGGCCTTGGTTGCAAACAGCATCATCGACAGGTAAGAACGTATGGGTACCAGCATCAGTTTACATTCCAGGAGTATATGCATTCACAGATGGAGCAGCAGCACCATGGTTTGCACCTGCAGGACTTGTAAGAGGTGGAATACCAGGAGTGATTCAAGCAGAAAGAAAATTAACTAGAAACGATAGAGATACATTATACGATTCTAAAGTTAATCCAATTGCTACATTCCCAGGAACAGGTATTGCAATATTTGGTCAGAAAACATTACAGACTAAAGCAAGTTCTTTAGATAGAGTAAATGTAAGAAGATTATTGATTGATCTTAAGAAGTTTATTGGAGATCAAGCACAAACGTTAGTATTTGAGCAAAATACAATAACAACAAGAAATAAATTCTTATCAGCAGTTAATCCATTCTTAGACTCAGTAACACAGAGACAAGGTCTTTACGCTTACAGAGTAGTAATGGACGATACTAACAATACAGCTGACGTAATAGATAGAAACCAATTAGTAGGTCAAATCTACATTCAGCCGGCTAAAACAGCAGAATTCATAGTATTAGACTTCGTTGTTGAACCAACAGGTGCAACTTTTGGAGCATAATTTAAAATTTAGATATTTATAATAAAGTAAAACAACATGGCAGTATTAGATCCAAATGAAATAATGTTTAGAGCTTTCGAACCGAAAGTTCAGAATAGATTTGTCCTTTACGTAGATGGTATTCCATCATTCTTAGTAAAGAACGTATCAGCACCAGAATTCTCAGATGAGGTGATTAAGTTAGACCATATTAACTCTTATAGAAAAATTAGAGGTAAAAGAGAATGGGCTGATATAACAATGACTTTATATGACCCAATCACACCATCAGGAGCACAATCTGTGATGGAGTGGGCAAGATTATCTTATGAGTCTGTAACAGGTAGAGCTGGATATTCAGATTTCTACAAAAAGGACCTAACACTTAATATATTAGGACCAGTAGGAGATATCGTAGGAGAATGGGTAATCAAAGGAGGATTTGTAACAACAGCAGATTTCGGTGATTACGATTGGGCAAACAGTGAGGTAGTTGACGTATCGTTAACTGTAGCGATGGACTACTGTATCTTAAACTATTAACCGCTAAACTACATACTTTATAAGAACCCGGCATTTAGTCGGGTTTTTTGTTGGTTTAAAAATAAATTATTCGTATATTTATTATAAGACAAGTTATACTTAAACGTTATTTATGAGTACAAAATTCAAATTACCTACAGAAACCGTAGTATTACCATCAAAAGGACTACTTTACCCAGAAGATTCTCCATTATCTAAAGGAGAACTTGAGATGAAGTATATGACTGCTAAAGAAGAAGATATTCTTACTAATAGTAATTATATAAATAATGGTACGGTAATCGATAAACTTTTAGAATCCTTAATAGTTACTGAAAATGTAAACTACAACGACCTACTTATTGGTGATAAGAACGCTATTATGATTGCTGCAAGAATACTTGCTTATGGAAAAGATTACCCGGTAAGATATAGAGGTAACGATATAATGGTTGACCTAAGTAAGTTAAACGAAAAAGATATAGATTTAGACCTACTTAAGGAAGGTAAAAATGAGTTTAAATTTACTATGCCGAAAAGTGGTGTTGTTGTAACCTATAAAATATTAACCCATGCTGATGAAAAAGCTATAGAAGAAGAACTTTCCGGATTAGCAAAGATTGACCCAGAAGGTAATTCCGAGGTAACTACCAGATTAAAGTTCTGTATTACTTCAGTTGAAGGATCAAAACAATCAGCGGATATAAGAAATTACGTAGATAATTACCTATTAGCTTCTGATGCAAGAGCATTTAGAGATCAAATTTTAAAAGTCTCACCGGATATAGATATGATTTACTATCCAGAGGATGGACCAGCAGGAGGGGTTGACATCCCGATAGGGGTAGGGTTTTTTTGGCCTAAGTTCTGAATATAGATCTTCTGTATTCTCACAGGTACATCAAATAGTATTCCACGGTAATGGTGGGTATACTTGGAGTGATGTATATAATATGCCAATCTGGCTGAGAAAGTTTACTTTTCAGGAAATTAAAGATTTTTTCGATAAAAAAAATGAAGCAGAAGAAAAAGCTATGAAAAAAGCTAAAGGTATGCAAAAAGCAAAAATACATAAACCTGATATTAATCCAAGCTATAATACAAAGACTTCTAAATAATAGAGGTCTTTCCTATTTATTATAAAGAAATACATGCCAAAAGATATAGATTTTAGTGCATTTAATAACGAACAGCTTTTATCTAAAGTTGAAGGGGTTACTGGTAGGATAAAAGATCTTAAAAGTAACATCAGTCTTGTTAACGCTGAAGTTAAGAATCTTAACGACGGTATAGGAACAGACCTATCCAATAATTTTAATAGGATTAATAGTCTTGTTAGGGATTTTAACAGACTACAAAGTAAAGCTGCTAAAATGGGGAAGTCGTTGAAAGATATTACTGCTAAAAGAGTAGACGCTGAACGTCAAATTTATAGTTTAAACATAAAATCTAACGATTTATATAGACAACAACAAAAGGCTGAAGCAGATCTTCTTGAATTAGTAGAAAAGAGTAAAGATTTAAAAGGTGACGCAGCTATTGTACAAAAAGAAGCAATAGATCAAAAAAGAACAGAAATTGACTTAATTCAACAACAAGGAAGAGTTATAAGAGCAACATCTGAAGAAGCACAAGTTGTATTTAGTGGATTTGCTGAATTAGAGGAAACTACTATCAGAACCAATGATAAGTTTTCCAGTATGTTTGACATTATCGGGGGTATATCTAAACAGATACCAGGTCTTTCAGCATTAGTAGAACCTTTTATTCAATCAAATGATTTAGTTAGACAGCAAGCAGTTACTAATGAAAGATTAAGTGGTATTTATGAAAATGGTGTTATATCCGCTGAAAAACTAAATGAGCAAAAGGTAATAGAATTAGGATTAGCAAAACACTTATTAGACGGTAATGATAATATACTAACAGGACAGGATGCTATAAATAGACTTAGAGAACTTGGAATGGAAAATGCATTACAGTCGCAAGGCCTTATGACAACAAGGTTTAAAGCTATGGGTTCTGCAATTCAAAAATCTCTTATACCACTAATGATAATAACCACAGTTGTAAAATCTTTAAGGTACTTTGCTAGCATATTAACTGGTTCTCAAGAAAGATCAGTTGAACTTGCAAGACAGTTCGGGATATCTAGAGATTCAGCAGATGGAATGAGAGATAGTTTATTAACTTCTGAAAAAACTATTAATAAGACTTATGCTTCTATGACTAAGCTTATAGCAGCACAAACAATGTTAGTAGAGGAATTAGATAGAGGAGGTCGTTTCTCTACAGAAACATTAGATGCCCTTACTCTAATGTCTCAAAGAATGGGTGTTAGTGCAGAAGCAGCAACAAAAGTAACAGCACGTTCAGAAGCATTTGGAGGCAGCGCAAGAGAGAATGTTGATACTATAATGCTAATGAATAATGAACTTTATAACTCAGGACAGAGTACAGCAACTTTCGGACAGTTAATGTCTGCTGTAGGTGAAGCAAGTGGTCAGGTAGCAGCATCATTTGGATTTAGTAATATAGCTATAGCTAGAGCTGTAAATGGGGTTAGAAAATTAGGTCTAAACTTAACTCAAGCAAGAAATCTATCAGAAAACCTATTAGACTTTGAATCTAGTATAGCAGCTGAATTAGAAGCTGAACTATTTTTAGGGAAAGATATAAATTTAGATAAAGCCAGAGCTATGGCAATGACTGGTAATATAGCAGGAGCTACTTCTGAAGTAATGAAAATAACACAAGGATTGACAAAAGAGCAAAGAAAAAGTCCGATTGTAATGCAAGCTCTTGCAGATGTTATAGGTCTATCAGTAGATGAACTACAAGACGCATTTCTACTACAGACGGATAGAAATAGACAAGCTTTAGAGCAAATAAAAAATCAAAAGGCATATTTACAAGCTTTAAAAATACAACAAACTTTAGAAAAACAAAATCTTGTAGAAATTGAACAACTCAAACAAAAAATATCTGATCACGATCAAAATATAGAAACGATGAGTCTAAAAGACTACAGACTTAGTAAAAAAAGATTAAATGAGTTAACAAAAGAAAATAAAGAAAATAAAATAGCTCTAGAGCAGAAGAAAGCTGAATTAGGAATAGCTGATGCAACAGCAGCAGGAATGGCTGATCAAGTTACAGCTGGTGAACAATTAGCTGCAGCTATGGAAAGAGTTAAAGATAAATTTATGGAACTTGTTGGAACCGGTGTTCTGGATAAGGTAGTAGTTCTTTTAACAAGATTTGCAGAACAAGGTATATCAGGACTTTTTGGCGGTGTAAAAGACTATGAAATAATGCCATCAAAAGTGTCTTCACAAGAACAGGTTGATAGTTATTTAAATAATTTATTAAGTACTAATAAGTTGACTTCAATGAAACTTGCTGAATTAAGAACGCAAGCAGATGAACAAGGATTTACAGATAAATTAGATGAATTCATCACCAGCACTACTGAAAGAGGAGCATCTGCTTTAGAGAAATCATATTCAAATAGAAATTCTGCAGAAAGAATAGCAGCATCGAGAAGTCAGAGATTACTAGATGCTTTAGATGGTGAACCAGTATTGGACGATTTTATTATTAGACCTGGTCAAGGTATACAGAGGTTTAATAAAGATGATATTGTTATTGGAGGAACTAATCTATCAGGAGGTAATAATAAAGACGTAGAAAAGAAACTAGATGCGATACTGGCAGCTATACAAGCAGGAGGAGACGTATACATCGACGGTAACAAAGCCGGTCGTGCAATGGTTTTAGGAACACAAAATTTTAGTTAAACTATTTATAATAAAAATAATTATGGGAATTTTAAAAAATCAATTAGAAACATCTAAACTTGGACT